GTTCGATCAGTTCATCTGTTTCAACGTTGTGAATTGTAATTGTTGGATTAGTCATTAGTTAACTCCGTATAAATAGATTGTTCCACCATTGAAAGTTCTGCTTCCATAACTGTCAAAAATAGTAATAGAGGTTAAAGCCGCGCTGCTAGTTGTATCCATAAAGCCGCCAAAACCCTGATAAGTTTCAACGTTACCGCTTGTTAAATCACCTATGCCGTAATAGCGAACCGCAGTAAATTTGTTGTAGGCATAATTATCAAACTCGACTGTAAGACTATTGTTGAGGCTTGAATAATTGACTGTCGAACCGTTCATGCGGATACCTGTGTAACTTGCCGCGCTTGCATAAACTGTTGCTGATGCCGCTGCAAGACTGTTATAACTATAAACTGAACCTGTAATGCCGTTTAGTCTCATAGTAAAAATAAAACTGTTAACTGCCGTATTTGTAGCACCTGAAATATACATAACAAGTTTCTTGTACGTTTGTGGAATTGAGGAAAGAGTGACGGAAGTACCACTTAAAGCAGTCGTTGAAATTAAAGTCATGCCACCACTTGCAGCCGTTGTCCACGCTGGGACACCTCCGCTTATTCCTAAGACCTGTCCTGATGTTCCAATGCCGAGCCGAGTATTTGTGTTCGCAGTTGCAGAACGATATTCAATGTCGCCAAGAGTCGTTGAAGGATTAAGCGCCTTAGTAGTTGTATCAATCGAGGAGCCAAGGGTACGAATCGCAGCTGCGCCGTCTTTTACAAGGCTCGTGTCGTCCGGGGTGACCCACGAATAATTTGTTGTTGTTGCCATTTTGCTCCTTTATCAGGCTACTATTGTAGCGTTTAACCAGTCGAGAGTTGTGCTAATTGTGTTCCATTGTTCACCTACTGGCACATCTACCCATTTCATAGCCTGGAGGCTGTAAGCAAGAGGTGAAAGTACCAAAGTTAAATCTAAGCGGTTATAACCAGCGCTGAAAGTCCAACCCTCAACAAAGCCCTGGAATCGTCCCTCTACCATATTGGCAGGTAAGTCTGTGATGTCTAGCGCCTCACCCATAAACACGTTAAGCAAGTTATCGCGGTCTGAGTCATCGATCTCAGGGTTTGTTAATGGGAAAGTAATGGATCTAAATTGATCTTGCGGATAAGCGCGCAATGAAAGATAGAAGGCTGCCTGATCCTCAGCATCTGATTTGGCTTCGATGCTTGTCGTAATGATCTGAGCCTGCTCGCCATAAAGAGCAATAGAAGCTGCATCTGAGGCAGTCTCCTGTGCATTAGCCTTGTATTCAATCGTGACCTTATTACGTAGATCTCCAATGCGCTTTGAGGTACGAATCCCAGAAGCCAGAGCATGATTGCCAGTTACCTCGACATAACCATTAGCAGCTAGATACTGACTTCGATGTGTACTGTCTGCATACCCGATTCGTCCAGATGCATCCTCATATAAGTACCCAAGTCCAGAAGTAGCCAAAGATGAAACAAGTGAATAAACATCTATCGTTTCAGCGCTCCTGGCGGTTAATTCGTAATCACCTGGCTGATCGATTTCACCCAATCCGGTGTTCTCAGCGTTTGCCCATGTAGTTGTTGGATCGTAAGCAGCCCAAGTTAAGGCAGGAGGTACGGATGTCCATTGACCAAATAGCAATGCGGAAAGAATTGTGTAAATCTGATCGCCGTCAAAGTCTTTGCTCAAAACGCCCTCTGTAAGGATCTTAGGCAATTTAGACAAAGCACCCAAGGCAGTTATGCGAATCGTCTCTTGTATGCCGTTAGAACCTGCGCTACGCACCTCTACGTCTAAGTCTGTAACATCTCCACCAAAGAGATTGACGTATGTACCAGTTGAGTCCTTGACCTTAATGATTACCGCATCATTGACATCGATGTTGATGGCAGACTGATTGTTGTTAATTAACTCGATATTGCAGTAACCAGCATAAGGCTGTGAGTAAATGTCTGTGCGACCTGATGTAATGGTCAGGTTAGCAAGGGTTACGTTAGTGACATCTCCAGCGCCATTAATGGAGACTGCCCAATCGGGAGTCCATTGGGTCATGCGAGCTGTAAGGCAGATGCTCCGCCTGAGCCTCTAGCAGATGATTCGTTAAGAATAGTTACGATCTGGCGAGCAACAGATTCCTTGTCCAAGGCTCCAGTTACATTGATGTTGTAAGTATCTCCAGATTTGGCAGCTTCTGCTGCTCTAAAAGATCCAACATTGAATGATCCTATAGATGTGGCAGCTGCAGATGATGTTGTTGCAACCTTGGAAAGGGATGAGGATGTTGTAGATGCAGTTGATGTTGTTGTGCCAAGGTTAATGTTTGGAGTTGTAATCTTAGGTGCAGTTGTTGTAGTAGTTGTGCCAAGTGAAATGCTTGGCTTTGTAATTAAAGGAATATTAGGCAGTAACGGAATCGCATTGTAAGCCTTGATAAGCAAGTTAATGCCATCGATTGCTTTCGATACTAAAGTCTGAATAATATTGATAACGGATGCAATAACATCGATAACACCACCTGCGATAAAGCCAACAGTCTTTAAAGCAGCGCCAAGAGTTACAGTTAGAACAGGCACAACATATTGCTCAATAAACTTACCGAACTCAGCAAAGGTTTCTTTATTGCGATCAATGGCATCTGTAATTGGCTTGAATAGTTGAGCAAACTTTTCTAGGTTTGGAGCAACCTTGTCCACAATAAGAGTTACAAGGTTTTCAATAATAGGCAAAAGACGAGCGCCGATCGCTTCCTTGGCTTCATCAAATACAACCTGGAGTCGAGCCATGCGACCTGCATAAGTGTCAGCGTTTTCAGCAGCTGCGCCACCAAACAAATCAGTTAACTTGGATTGAACATCTGTGAAAGTCATGGTCTTTAATTCAGCAGCGGACAGACCAACGCCCAGGCGACTTAATGCCGCGTTATTGCCATCGTAAGCCTTGCCTAGGGCATTTGCTACGCCTTCGAGTGGCTTGCCTGTCTGGGCTGAGATATCAAGAGCCAGAGATAGTAAATCCTGCGCCTTAGATAAATCGCCAGTTGAAAGAGATAAGCGAGCAAGTGCTGGACGAAGTTGGTCATCTGCAACACCAGTTGCGCGAGCCATTTTGTCAATGCTTGTTTCAGTAGCTGCGATCTGTGCTTTAGTAGCACCAGTTGCCTTCTCTAAAGATTGAGCGAGTTTTAATTGAGACTGCTCATCCTCTAGCGCAGCCTTTACGCCTTCAACGCCTATCTTGATTGCATAGGCTCCAGCAGCAACAGCAGCCGCTGCAAACGCAGCTCCTGCGACTCTACCAAAGTTTTCTAGTTTGCCAGCAGATTGCTCGACATCGCCGTTGGCTGCTCGTAATTTTCTGTTGAGATCATCTACATCAGCAAGGATCGAGAGTTTAAGGGTTCTATTACCTGCCATTAATCCCACTCCTTCAAAATATTGCTAAATGCTTCCTCCCATTTACGAATCAAATCCGGTTGGATCTGTCGTAAGGTTGGATAAATAAAGTAACCTGAATTACCTCTGCCTCTGTTCGGTGTACGATTTGGAAATTGCTTAAACCGATTAGAACCAAACTCCATACCATAAAGTAAATCTAAAGTTGAACCGCCACCGCTAAATCTTTGTCTAGCGAATCCATAACTGAACTCACCAATCTTAGAACTTGCGCTTACTTTAACTCCGTCAGCAATACGGCGTGCAGCAGTCCCTGAAACCGTACGAGTCGCTGCTGCGATCTTAATGCGGTCAGCAGCAAATTGAGCAAGGTTAGAACTTTCCGATCTAGCAGCTTGAATGGCTTCATCATCCATAGCCTTAAAAGCCCTGGTGATACCGCGTAGATCTGTTCTGTCGTAAGCGATCTTGACTTCATCTGCCATCCGATCGCTCCTTCAAAATATCTATCGCGGTTAATATGTCGTCTGCATCCTCCCAGTATTGCATCGGTATCCCCGTCTCTATTGCTAGAGATACGAGGATCCGCCTTATGCTTCCTGGTTGGTGGCTTTTGGGGTATCGTCTCCGACTGTTACATCAGCAACGGTCTCAGACCAGATATCGTAAGACTTAACAGGTTTTCCAGCATTTTCACGCTTATAAGCGTTGTAAGCCAGAAACATAAGATCCCAAATGCCAATTTTGTCATTAGCCTGAGAAATCGTGTTACCAGTTGCCTTCTCCCACTTTGCCCACTCTGGTGGCTGAGCAACGTAAGTTGCAGAGTCTCCAGCGTTGTATGTAATTGTTATTGGTAGTTTCATCTGTGCTCCCGTTTGTTAGATTTTAACTGAATGTGTCTGCTGGTGTTCCAACTACTGTAAGCGCCCAAGTATCGGTCTGTGCTCCAGGAGCGGTTCCACCAACTGTTGGGTAAACAGGTAATACGTTACAAGCAAATACTGCGCCTGTAGCAGCTGTTAAAGATACTGCAAGAGTTGTGTTTGGTGCTGTATCAGCAGCAGTCCACATTGCTTCAAATAGTGATGATGCAACACCCCAGTCGGCAAGTAGCTCTACATTGAGAGTCCATTGGTCGTCTGTGTGCTTGTAAGCCTTGCCATCAAGTGTCTGAAAAACATCGATGGTTGGGCTGTTTACGAGTGTCACGCTAGTTGTCTGAGCATCGTAATTTACTGTTGCGATGGTTAGAACGAGGTCGCGACCCGTAATGACTGTTGTTGGCATTATTGGTTCTCCTTATGCTGTCTGCGTATACCAGGTGGATACGCGTATGTCCGCGACTAGCAAGTTACTAGCGCCTACTTGTGTGACTGTTGGTCGATCAACTACCTGGACTTC